ATTGCACCTATTCATCAAATCAAGATCATCGCATACAAAGAAAAAGATGATTGGGAATTAGTAAGTAAGTATAATATTGGCAAAAAACGTATTTAACATGGTGATTTATTATGAACAAACAACCAATAAAACTAGAGAACATCTTCAACGGTGAAATTGTCTTTTGTGAAAACATAGATGATATTAAAATCGTTGAAGGTTTAAACTTCATTAGAGTATTTACTACGGAAAATATTGAAAGATTTTTTCTGGTAAATCGTGCCGCCTATAAAATTTTGAATAAGTAATAAATTGGGGAAATTATCTTCCCCTTAAATGGAGATATTATGAAAGCAGATAAAAATTTCAGGTTGAATAAACCTGCTAAACGTGTATTGGCAACTATTCTTAATCAAGAACAATATACATTGTATAAGAAGTTTGCAATTGAAAGTCAAATTGCTAAAGAACGAGCACGATTTGCAACCAAAAAAGAAAAAGTGAGTGAAGAATGATTTACGAAAGTAAAGTATTAGAAGTATGTGATAATGGTGATGCAATCATAGAATTAAATGAACAACTTTTAACTGATGTTGGTTGGTCTACAGGTGATGTTCTAGATATGAGTAAAAATGATGATGGTGAAATTGTCATCAAAAAAATTGGTAGAGAAATGCTGCATAACTCTGTAACTACATTCTTAGAGGCATGTGGTCAAACACCTTCAAAAGAAAATGCCGAATTATATTCTAAACTCATATCTGAAGAATATGGAGAATTTATGGAAGCATTTTGGAACAATGATGATGTAGAACAATTAGATGCCTGTATGGATATGATTTGGGTAATACTTGGTTATTGTAAGATGAAAGGTTTTGATGTAGATGGTGCATGGTCAGAAGTTGTCAATAGTAATTTGGCAAAGATTGACCAGAAGTCTGGTAAGGTATTAAAGAGAGAAGATGGTAAAGTTTTGAAACCAGAAGGATGGCAACCGCCTAACTTTGGTAAACATGTGAATAAGTCTTGACCTACAGACCTATTCGTTATATAATAGTATTTTAAACATTGAGAAATAAAATTTATGAATATTAGAACATTGGCAAAAACAATTGCAATCAAAGAGAATTTGACTAAAGCAATTAAGTATGATCTTCATTATCGTGATTTTGATGATAAGGTTGAATTGGTCGGTCTAGTTGACGATCCTAACTATAGCATGAACGATTTTCGTGGTCGTGAAATGTTGTTTCCAAAAAAATGGGTCACATTAGCAGTATTGGATCCTTCTTATAAGGTACAAGTATATGATTAAAATTATTGCATTGAAAAACGGTATGAACTTGATTGCTGAAACTGAAGTAGGTACAAGTTATATTAAGATATTAAACCTGCAGCAATTGTTATGCAGAATTCTTCTAGTGGTGAAGCTATGATTGGGTTCTCACCTTTCTTACTTTATGCACAAGAGTTTGATACAGGTATTATAATTGACAATCAAAATTTTCTAACTTTAGCAACACCTGCAACCGAACTTCTAAATGCTTATAATAAGTATTTTGGTTCAGGAATTCAAATCGCAGATCCAAGTATTCTTAAATTATAATGGCAGATTTTTATACTAGTGTATTGGCTGTTGGCAACAACATCCTGTATCGTGGTGTAAAGAATGGTAGGAGTGTATGTCTCAAAGTAGCATACACTCCTACTTTGTTTTTACAATCTAATAAACAAACTAAATTTAAATCACTCAACGGTGAGACACTTGAACCTTTAAAATTTGAGACAATGAAAGATGCTCGTGATTTCATTAAGAATTACGAACAAGTAGAAAATTTCAAAATATATGGTAACTCACGATTTGAATATGCTTTCATTGCTGAGAATTTCAAAGGTGATATTGAATGGGATCAAGATAAAGTAAAAGTTGCAATTATTGATATTGAAGTTGGATCAGAGAATGGATTTCCTGATCCATATATTGCATCTGAACCTATCACTGCAATTTGTATTAAATACATTGGTGGTGAAACTAAAGTATATGGTTGTGGTGATTACATCAATAATGATGAGAATGTAAAATATATTAAGTGTCGTGACGAATACACTTTATGTAAAACATTTCTTGACGATTGGCAATCAAATTATCCTGATGTTGTAACTGGTTGGAATATTAAATTCTTTGATATTCCATATCTTGTTAATAGATTTAGAAAAATACTTGGTGAAGATACTGATAGAAAACTATCACCATGGAATATGACTAATGAGCGTGAAGTATATGCAATGGGTAAAACGAATGTTGCATATGATATCAGTGGCGTTGCAACATTAGATTATATTGAATTGTATAGATGGTATGCACCAGGTGGTAGATCACAAGAGTCATATCGTTTAGATAATATTGCACAGGTTGAATTAGGTGAAGGAAAGATATCGTATGATGAATTTGAAAATCTTCATCAACTATATCGCCTAAATTATCAAAAGTTTATTGAATATAATATTAAAGACGTTGAATTGATTCTTAAACTAGAAGATAAATTAAAGTTAATTGAATTAGGTCTTACTCTTGCGTATGATACTAAGACAAACTATAATGATATCTTTGCACAGACTCGTATGTGGGATGCAATGACATATGGTTATCTATTGAATAGAGATATTATTGTTCCACCTAATCTGCATACAAGTAAAGATAAAAGATTTGAAGGTGCATATGTTAAAGACCCACAAGTTGGTATGCATGAGTGGGTTGCATCATTTGACTTGAATAGTTTGTATCCACATTTGATGATGCAATTTAACATTTCACCTGAAACAGTAATTGATCCTAAAGATTATACTTTAAAAATGCAAGATGTTATATCTAAAGGTGTAACTGTCAATAAGATGTTGAATAAAGAAATTGATTTGACTGGTATTGAAGGTGCAACATTAACACCTAATGGTCAATTCTTTAACACAAAGATTCGTGGTTTCTTACCCAACATGTTGCAAGATATGTATGAGGATAGAAAGAAGTTTAAGAATATGATGTTGAAGGCACAACAAGATTATGAGAATGAAAAAGATGAATCTAAAAAATACGAAATTGAAAAACAAATTGCAAGATATAATAATCTACAACTGGCTAAGAAAGTTAGTCTCAATTCAGCATATGGTGCTTTGGGAAGTCAGTATTTTCGTTTTTATGACCTACGGATGGCGTTAGGAGTTACATCTGCAGGTCAACTAAGTATAAGATGGATTGAGAACAAGTTAAATCAATACATGAATAAACTTTTGAAAACGGACAAAGATTATGTTATTGCTTCGGATACAGATTCAATATATCTCCGTCTTAGTGAGCTTGTTAAGAAAGTGCATCCTGAAACAAGTGATATTAAGAATGTCATTGCCTTCATGGACCGTGTCTGTGAAGATAAGATACAACCTTTTATTGATGAAAGTTATAAAGAGCTTGCTGATTATGTCCACGCCTTCGAACAAAAAATGCAAATGAAACGTGAAGCACTTGCAAACAAAGGTATTTGGACTGCAAAGAAAAGATATATTATGAATGTCTATAACAATGAGGGTGTTCAGTATAATGAACCTCACATGAAAGTTATGGGACTTGAAATGGTTAAATCTTCAACACCTCAATCTATTCGTGGTAAAATGTCTGATACTATTAAACTAATGATTAATGGTACTGAATCAGATGTGCAAGATTTCATTGCTCAATTTAGAAAAGATTTCAAATCATTACCACCTGAAGAGATATCTTTTCCACGAGGTATGAATGGTCTTAAAGATTATTCTGATAAGACTACAATGTATAAGAAAGGTACACCAATTCATGTTAAAGGTGCCATAATCTATAATCATAATCTAGAGAAGTTAGGATTAACAAAGAAGTATCCATTAATACAAGAAGGTGAAAAGATAAAGTTTACCTATCTTAAACAACCTAATCCATTTAAAGAGAGTGTTATATCTTACCCTTCAAGATTACCTTCAGAATTTAAGTTAGAGAACTACATAGATTATGATACACAATTTGAGAAGGCATACCTAGAACCCGTTAAGATTATTTTGAATTGCCTTAACTGGGAAGCAGAAAAAACAAATTCACTTGATAGTTTCTTTTTATAAATGAGGATGATATGAGTTTACTTGATAAATTAAAAAAGAATAGTACCATTAAAGAAAGTGCTATTCTAGACAAATCAAAATTCTTTACAGAAAAAGATTTTGTACCAACAAGAGTACCAATGATTAATGTAGCATTATCTGGTTCACTTGATGGTGGTTTAATTCCTGGTCTTACTATGTGGGCAGGTCCATCAAAACATTTTAAGACTGCATTTAGTCTATTGATGGCAAAAGCATACATGGACAAGTATCCAGAAGCAGTATTGTTGTTCTATGAT